CTTGATGATAAGTTTACCTCTAGTTTTTTGAGCGATCTCGTTTACTTTACTAGAGAATAGAACTTCTGGTAGTTCTACAATATCTTTTACACTTACGTTTAGAAGATTTGCGTCAATTCGTTCAGCAATCTTCTCCTCTGCCATTTCACATGTAATGTAGAGAACGTTGTACCCCTGAGTGAGGGCGGAACCAGCCATGTGGCACATGAATAGAGACTTCCCGACACCTGTACCAGCAAGAGCGATGTTAAGAGTCTTGTTAGGGAGACCACCTTTCGTGATATAATTAAACTTTTCAAGATCAAAGGCAATTTTTTCCTCTGTCTTGTGGTAGAACTCGTATCTATCTTTAGATTGTTCAATGTAGTCATGTCCTATATGTTCATCAAAAGAGACAGCAAGAGCATCTTGAAGGATACTAGGAATAGCACCCTTATCTAACTTACCATCTCCACCATCAGCAATCTTAATTGATTGCATTAACGCAAGATATATAGCACGATCCTGACACCATTTCTCTGTAGCATCTACAACCCAATCCTTGTCAACCCACTCATCATTATAGTTCTTGATATGCTCAAGACATTTTTGAAATGTCTCATCTGTCAGGTCACTACGATTTTGTAAATTGATATTAAGGACTTCTTTAGTCGGAACTTTATCATACTTGGTAGAAAAATCTTGAATCTCCTCAAAGATAATCTTTTCATGAAGTTCAATAAAATATTCTGCCTTGACAAATGGAACTACCTTACGATAATACTCCTCATCGTATAGTAAATTTCTAAGAATTGTTTCTTCAATTCTTTCAGTTGCCATAACTATATTCCGTCCTTGCTGCTTCTTCTAATTTTGCCATTACTTCGTCTGTGAAATACTTCTCTGGATCACCGAGTATAGACTTAGGATAAACATTGCTTTCACCAATCCTGATACGGTTTCCCACCCTTGTGAATACTCCATACTTCTCACCCAATTCAATGAGTCCATAATATTTGTCCAATCCACGTTCGTCAAAGTATAATCTGGTAGCAACTTTAGAACCCTCCTGTGTAAATCTAGATTTTTTTGCTTCACACTTAATGATATTACCCACTAAGTCTGTTCCTTCCTTTTCTTTTGATTTTGTTAAAAATATAATAGTGGATGCTGCATATTTTAAACCTGCACCACCTCCCATTTCTTTCATTGGCACATAAGATCCAATCACATCATATGTGTGATTAGTAACTATCATAGGAATCTGTGCTTGTCCTAGTTTTAAAGTCAAAATTCTAAAAGCACCCTTAATTAGTTGTGATTTAGTCATATCTCTGACTTGTTTGTCCGCTAATGCATCATCCATTTCTTTGGATGTACTCAGCATACCAAGAGAATCAAGAACAAACATCAATGGTTGACGTTCATCCTTTGGTTCTTTCATATACTTGTCAACAATTCTTATTGCTTGAGTTCTAAACTCTTCTATTGTTGCAACAGGAAAGATTACCATTCGTTTTGAATCAATTCCTCTAGTTTCAATTAGATCCTTACTGAGAGCAGATTCAGACTCAAAGTAAATAACCCCACCGTTGCTATTGTTATCAAGAAAGTTGCGTACAACACTAAGGGCAAAGAAAGTTTTTCCTGTTGAGGATTCTCCTGCCAATGCAGTGACTTTGTTGGATGGAATACCTCCAAATAAAGAACCACTAACGACAGCGTTGAAAATGTAAGAGCCAGTATCAACAAAGGAGGATGTATCTCCTGCAGCCACTCCATCACTAACCTTACTTGCAAATTCATTTCCACTATCTTTAATTACTGTATCTAAGAAACCCATGTGTCTGTAACCTCACTTTCGTACATATTAATATAATCATATTTTTTTGACAATTCAAGAGCATAAAACCTAGCAGCTTCACGGTCTTCAAAAACTTTTACTTGTTCAGAATCAAGTGCTTCCACTTGATTATCCTGATACGTTACTGTCCAAACCGTTTTACTCATGCGAAGAAACTCCCTATTGTTATTTTCTTTTCGTGTGTCCATCCCACACATTGTAGCACATTTTTGAGAGGTTCTAAGAAACTCTTTTCAAATTGTAACTGATAGTCAACATATTTGTCAAGGTTCATTTCTGGTGGGATAGTGCTAAAAAATGACACACAATTCTCATGTAATGGATTTGGTGTCTTTAGGTAAATGAACTTGATCTTTTCTCCCTCTTGAATATATGGATACTTATGTTCTAACTTGTTTTTTCTGACGAAATCGTTGTAGAGGAGTGCTCCTCTGACGTGGATGGGTGTTCCTTTGCAATAGATGTCAGTTCTGCTGCGGTACTTTTCAAGGTTGTTAACTCCTCTGGGGAAGGCGACTCCTTCTTGACCTTGCTCTTTTGTTTCTGCTCTGACTGCATTGACAAAAGAGATAAGCTCATCATTTGTTTTGCCGATAATGATCTTAAAAGCTGCATATAACTTGTCCCTAAAATATTGAGGTGTTGAAGACCTCGCTGTTTCCAAACCCATAATTTTCATCTTGGGTTCTTTATATTGAACACCCTCACTATTCCATACATTTAAAATATATCTTTTCTTAGCAGTCCATATACCACGATCAGCAATGTTCTCTCTCTTCATAAACATCTTCTGATCATATGCGTTTACATATTCTGCGAGTTCTTTATAAGACTGGTCGATGAAGGGTTCAAGTGTCTTCTCACAAATAGTATCAATGAACGAGACAATGCTTTCAGAATCTTTTTCTTTATCTTTGTAGATAACATCGACAAGAGGACCGAGATGAAGATAGATAGAGTCAGTATCACTAGCAATAACATAATCTTTACCCTCCGTTTTTAGAATTTTGTTTAGAAAATCATTCATCTTGTTTTCTATCCAACGGATAGAAACCTGACCAGATAGTGTAATAGCTTCTGCGTTGGCAAGTTGATAATAGCGAAAATATTGATTGCCAATAGCACCATAAGCAGAATTAAGGGAGATCTTTTTTGCCATTTGAATGTTATTACATCTGGCAATCTCTTTAACAAGATTATCTGTTGGGTTTTTTTCATACTCTTGCTTTGCCTCTAGCATTCTTTTTTTGAATATCACTCTCTCATTGTACATCTTTTCCATCAACTCAGGTAAGAATCCTCTCTTGTCCTTACGATACATCGCTCCATTAGCACAAACAGAATTGTCTTTGTGCATTTCAAATGTAAGATTCTTTTCAAGAATATCTTTGACTGAGACTGTTGGATGTCTCTCATCTCTGAGAGTCTCAGGAGATATATTATACTGCATGATGAGGTGTGGATACAGACTATTAAGGTCAAAAGAAACAACCCAGTCATACTTGCCAGGTTTAGGTTCTTTTACATATGCTCCTGCATACTTTTCGTCCTTTTGTTCTGATAGTTTTGGGGGAATTACAATGTTTCTCTTCTTAAGATAATTGTATATAATATTATCCCACATGCGAACCTGATAGAACACATCATTGTAATTAACTTTAGCATCATATGCCATAGTCAATGCTAGTTCAATCAGTTTCATCTTGTCTTCCAGACGGTCAACAAGTTCCACATCAATTATATTATATTCTACAAACTTCTGCCAACCATTTGTGTAGAAATCCTTAAATGTATCATACTCAGAGTGATCTAATTTCTTCTGCCCTAGTTCTACCTGTGCAATATAGTCTAGACGATATGATTCTCTGTTGGTATAAGTAAACTTCTTATAAAGATCTAAGTAATCAAGTTGAGTTATACCACCTATATCATATACAATATGGCGACGACCTTTGATGTAAAGTTCTTTAGGAGAACATAAACCCCAAGGAGACAATCTTCTAGCAACCTTATCTCCTAGAACTCTGTACAATCTTTTTGCAAGGTATGGTATATCAAACATTTGTATATTCCAACCAGTCACAATGTCAGGTGTATTTTTCATCCACCATGATATAAAATCATTCAGAAGATCAAACTCATTGTTGAATTGTTTATAGTAATGATTGCCTTGCTTTAGTTTGAAAGGTCCTTGACCCCATGTAATAATTTCTTTTGTATTATAATTTTGCATAGAGATGAGCAACATCTCCTGATCAGCAGACTCTACATCAGGGAATCCATTCTCTGATTTAGTTTCAATATCCATCGTGTATAAACGAATCTTACTGATGTCAAACTTTACTTCATCTTGTGGATATTTGTCAGAGATATACTGGTATATAAATCTCTCATTACCGAACACTTGAAAATTATCTACAAACTCATACTGCCTTATAAATTCTTTTGTCTCTCGGACAGTGCCAGGTTTTACCTTTGCCACATACTGACCGTCTAGAGTTTTATATTGTGTTTCTTTGTTTGATGATACAAATAAAGTAGGTTGATAGTCGTCACGGATTTGAAAATACTCTCCATTATCGTATCCACGCACGAGGAACTTGTCCCCGATCATGCAAACATTTGTATAGAACTTCAACTAATAACCTCTTGATATGCCTCCAACAATTCTGGTTGGGGATCTACAATAGTTAGTATAGCATCTGATGAGATCATGCACTGGTGGTTTTGTGTCAGTAATTTACCTGGCCACCTTTGTAACCTTTCTTTCCACTCTTCTGAACCTGATCTAAACTCTACAGGATCTGTGAGTTGACAGTCTGGTTCTCCTAGTTCACTTTGTACTTCTTTTATCTTAGTAACTAAAACTTTAGATTCATTTTTTAGTACCAATACTTTTACTATAGGATCCATTAGATTCTTCTTCCACGAGTTAAGTCTTCATACATGTCCTTTAAGTCTGTAACTGGATCACATATTGTAGTAACTGTATTAGGATTTATGATAAATGTTTGATCGTCAGATATTTCTAACCAAGTTTTTAATCCTACTTTTTTAGTTGTTGATAATGTTTCACTACCATCCTCTTGCATCTCCATTGCGTCTGTATACACAACCTCGAATGGTTTGATTACCATGTACTGTGTTTGGTCACCGTCTGTAACTTCTTTTATATCAGCAAGAAGTTGAGTGCCATCATTTAATATTCCGACTTTAATTGACATAATACATTATGTATGTAAGAAAGAGGGAGGTTGGATTCCTGTGTACCAACAAATAACGGGCATTACTACAGTAGTAAAATCGTTATTGCCTGAGTCCTACTTGGTTTAGTAGTTCTACCCTGCGGTAGCGAGCACCACCTCTGACCCATCACCTTAACTAGCGGTTGCCAGTAAGTTTATTCAGTCACTCCCATGTTGCGTCCAACAAATATACTATAGCATAAAAAAAGGAGGTGTCAACCCCCTTAGTTTTATTTTCCGTATAGGAACTGAACTTCAGCAGTTATGATTGTGAGAAAGATAGCAGATGCTACACATATCTCTAATGTTTCAATCACTTAAGACTTGTAAGTTCTTTTTCTTGTCTTACACCACGGTAAGTTAGATCGACCTTGTTAGTCTGCTTTGCTTTGTTCCTATCGGTGTCATATACGACACCACGGTATGTGACTTGTGCCATTTGGTTTTCTCCTAAAGTAGTTGGATTTTGACATCCGTTCCTTCAGTCGGCTTTTGCGTCCTTAAAACACATTGGATCAGTGTGTGCAATAACAACCCTTACTATTTCTAATTGCTCAGATTTATCAGGATTATTACGTGCAGAGTCTATAAGTTCAGAAGCATGATCACAATCAAGTGGTGCTCCAATCGCTATTAGACTAAGAAGAATGTGGTACATAAGGATGAACGAACCCGTTCCGAGTCGGCTTACTTGCGTCCGATGATGTAAGTATCACAATCACCTGACACCTTTGTTCTCAAGTAATCTATAAGATACTCGTGAGCATCAGAGTTAAGATTCTTATCGCTAAGTATCTCAATTCTATTTTTGTTCCAGTCTGAACAAGACATTTCCCAGTGGGAAGCATTATGTTCAACAAGGAGGGATGCCAGTAGTGTGAGTTCTATCATTAGGATGAACGATGTGTTTATACTAACACATTCACTCTATATAGGCAAGTAGTTTTGTAATTTGTGTTACAAATCCACTTGA